GCAGGCTGACCTGCTCTTTGGTACCGCTCGGATTATGCTCACGCAGGGTCCACTCGCCGCGCACTTTGAGGTCTACGACACCGAGATCCTGATCAAGGATCGCCCAGGCCGGATGTACCGAGTCGCGGCCGCAGCCGGTACGAATGACGGTGGGCGACCTACCTGCTTCATCGCTGACGAGCTGCACGAGTGGACTGGCAACAAGGAGCGCGTGCATCTTGTGCTGTCCAACTCACTCGCCAAGCGAGCAGAGGCGCTTGAACTCAACATCTCAACGGCAGGATCAGACGAGAACACCCTGCTCGGCAGGATGCTGACCTACGCCAAGAAGATCGCCTCTGGCGAAGTCTCTGACCCTGGCTTCCTAGTCGAGTGGTGGGCTGCTGCTGATAGCCACGACCTAGAGACCGACACTGGCCGTAGGGCTGCTCTTGAGCAGGCGAACCCAAGCGCACCGGCATTCGTAGACATCGACAGGCTGTTGGCACGAGCCAACGAAGTGCCGATGCACGAGTGGCAGCGCTACCACCTGAACCGCTTCGTACAGCCGCCAGACCGCTGGATTGGTGCCGAGTCGTGGGCGAGACTAAGGGAGCCTGACCGCGTACTCGTACCAGGCGAGCAGATCAGCGTGGGCTTCGACGGATCGTATGCACGAGACGCGACGGTGCTGACCGGCTGCACGATGGATGGCTACATCTTTCTGATCAAGGCGTGGGAGAAGTCCGATACCAACCGAGACCCAGACTGGACCGTGCCGCGCACCGAGGTAGACGCCGTCGTTGAGCAGGTGATGACCACCTACAACGCCACGCTCTTCTGCGACCCTCCAGGGTGGGCGAGCGAGATCGAGGAGTGGACGCGCCGGTACGGCAAGCGCGTGGCGGTCTTCCCTACCGCCACGATTGAGCGAATGGGTCCAGCCGTGGATCGCTTCTTCACGGCCGTAGCGACTGGCGAAGGGCTGCGTCACGACGGCTCACCGCTCCTAGCTCGACATATCTCCAATGTCCACACGCGCCTGACGCGCTATGGGCAGGTACTGACCAAGGCGTACAAGGCGTCGCCTGACAGGATTGACGCGGCTGTATCTGCCGTTGTGGCATATCAGGGTGTAAAGTTCTTGAAGGTTGAACCAAAGCAGACAGCGAAAGTGGAGTGGGTGAATCTATGATTGCCAATATCTTTGAGGTTGTGGGTGCAGCACTTGTGATTGCAGGTCTCGCGCTATTCTCAATCCCAGTCGCATTGATCGCCACAGGCGTAGCCATTGCTGCGCTCGGCTATACGCTAGGAGACCGTAAGTGAGCATCCTTCGTCGCCTACTAGCCACCGACCAGCGTGCCGTTTCTGGCGCACAGTGGCTCAGCGATAAGCCAGCCGACTCGTCAGCTGGAGTCCAACTCAATCAGCAGAACGCAACATCGATCGGCGCGTTGTACGCGGCCGTCAAGTTGTACGCCGACACTGTAGCAAGCCTCCCAGTTGGTGCGTTCATCCGCGATGGTGGCGTTCGCCGACCGGTGACGCGACCACTCTGGCTGGAGCGACCGATCCCTGCGAACCCAAACTACACAGGGTTTCAGATGCGGCACGCCGTTGTGTCAAGCCTGTTGCTTGACGGCAACGCCTTCATCCTGTTCCTGACTGACCGTCTTGGCGATGTCGTTGAGACTCGCGTGCTTGATCCGCAGAAGGTAGAGATCAAGTCTGACGCCAATGGCGCACCGATCTACACCGTCTCAACAGGAGATGGCGCATTCAGCGTTGGTCCTGATCAGATGATTCACATCCCACTCTTCGCCACCGCAGGAACCGCGCGCGGTATGTCGCCTGTCGAGCATCACCGCACGACACTCGGACTCGCCTCCGCCACGCAGCTCTACGCTGCGAAGTTTTACGAGAATGGCGCTGCGCCAAGTGCCGTTATCAAGGTGCCAGGTGAGTTGACGCAGGATGTCGCTGACTCACTCCGCGCATCGTTCAGCCGTCGCCACGAGGGCGTAGAGAAGATGCACAAGATCGCAGTCCTGACCGGTGGTGCAGACTTTCAGCAGATGAGCGCAAAGATCAGCGATATGCAGCTCGTTGAGACGATGCACTGGGGCGTTGAGTCTATCGCTCGCATCTACGGCGTGCCGCTTCACCTACTCCAGTACCCAGGCGGCAACACCTCCTATAGCAGCGTTGAAGTGATCAGCATCGAGTGGCTGCGCCTGGGACTTGGTCCACTCATCGCGCGCATCGAGGCAGGGCTTCAGCGCTTGATCGTCGGCAACACGACCTTCGTCAAGTTCAACATTGACGGCCTGCTACGACCTACCACCAAGGAGCGCTACGACGCATACGCAGTCGCACTTACCAATGGCTTCCTAAGCCTTGATGAGATCCGCAGCCTAGAAGACCGACCACCACTTCCAGTGGGCGGCAATGAGTTCTGGAAGCCGCTCAACATCGGCACCGTAGGCAAGGAGCCACAGGCGTGAGCTACATCATCGTTGACCTAGACGGCACGCTCATCCTTGAGAACGAGCAGCCGAATCAACCGCTTATTGACTTACTCAACGAAGAGGTGATGTCTGGCGATAAGCAGATCATCATCGTCTCTGCTCGCAAGATTGATCGACTTCAGGAGACGCGCGCTTGGCTGCAAGAGCATAAGGTCGCTGGCATTGAGGAAGTTCACTTGAACGACTTTGAGGGAAGCGCTTTTGCTACCGGCTTGGCGTTCAAGGAGTACAAGTACGGCCTGCTGAAAGAGCAGTATGGCGATGAGTTGGAGTGCGCGATTGACAATGACGCAGCCGTCCGAGAGATGGCGATTGGTCTTGGTCTTGACGCCTACTCGCCTGAGGAATACTTGGCAGAAGAAAGCCGCGCCCTCTACGAAGTACCTGACTACATCCGCAACGCCGCTGCGAAGGGCTTGTCATTTGTAGAGGATGGTCGTGCTGGAGACGGCTTGCAGCCTGAGACCATCGCCGATGCGCGCGAACTCGCAGCAGGGCGAGCAAACACCGATAAAGTTATCCGTATGGCCGCCTGGATTCGCCGTCATCGCGGCGACTGGGAAGGCGTACCGCAGAATGACGATGCAGAAGACGAGAACTTCCCAGGTCCAGGTGCCGTTGCTGGCTTCCTGTGGGGTGTGGAAACAACTGATCCAGAAGCAACTGATCGCGTACTCTCGTGGGCAGATGCTTTGATCGCAGCTGAAGATAGGGAGATTGTTGATATGAAAGAGAAGGAAACGCGCTCGGTGCCAATCGGTGAGTTCCGACTTGCTGAGGCTGGCGCTGACGGTCAGCGAACCTTTACCGGCTACGCATCAATCTGGAACAGCGCATCCGCTGGACTCCCATTCGAGGAGAAGATTGCGCCGAACGCTTTCAAGCGTTCACTGTCGCGCGCAGCCGCAGGGCAGAAAATCATCGCCTTCCTCTTTGGTCACGACGAGACGCGCGCCCTTGCCACCACCGCGAGCGGTCGCCTTCAGTTGACTGAGGATGAGACTGGCCTTCGCGTTGAGGCGAAACTCGACCCAGCCGATCCAGACGCAGCCAAGGTCATCTCGATGCTGACGCACGAGAGCGCCGCTGCCGGTATGTCGTTCGGCTTCCAGAAGGTTCAGGATGCGTGGGATGGCAACAACCGCACGATCAAGGAAGCCAACCTGTTCGAGGTGAGCATCCTTGCCGCTGGTGGCCAGACCCCTGCCTACCCTGCGACCCTTGGACTCACGGCAATCCGCCAGGTCACTGCGCCGAAGATCGGCGTAGAGGCAGAGGCGCTGCTTGCCACACTGGAATCAGTCAAGGCTGGACGCGAACTGTCCACCGAGGAAGTGGCTGTTATTGATGCTGTTCGTTCCAAGCTCGCGCCAAAGCCTGTGGGGATTGATCCGTCAATCGCCGCTGCGCTGCTCGCGATCTCGGCGGCAGAAGGTGACGCACTCTAGGTCACGAGCCACTGCCCCACCGCCCTGAGTAGGCGAGTCCGCAGATCAGGTATCCCACCAAGGAGCGCATAAATAGATAGTCCGCCTATGCGCGGAGAAAGGATGCAGACAATGTCTGACATCGCAAAGCTTGCTGACAAGCGAGCGCATCTTTTGGTTGAGGCTCGCGGCATTGCCGTAGAGGCAGCCGACAAGGG